TTACTCGTGCGATATTCGCCTGAGTTTCTACAGTCAAACCGTCAAAAGAGTATTCTTCGCCATCAATCGTGACTTTTGTTTCTTCGCTCATGCCAATCCTTATGCTTTGTACGCTTCAGCAGCAGAGATCGCTGCGTCAATGGATGACATATCTTCGCTACCCCAATCGTCCAAGTCCTTCATGAACGACAGGTAGCCAGAGCTACGCATAACGCGCTCTTTCTTCTCAGCACTTGTCATGTCGTTACAAAACTCGTTGTCATCGTCAAGACAGTTTGTGATTACGCTTACGCTACCTAGCATTGCTGAGTAGTCCTGCGCGATTTGCTCATCTGAGCGTGCTTCTGATTCAGCCATTTTTAGCCTCCTTTAAGGGTGTTTACTTCGGCCTGCAAAGCCGTTACTTGTGCGGATAGTTCTTGAACTGCTTTAACTAAAGGAATTACGAACATTTCACGGCTGATTTGTTGAACCTTTGTGTTGTCCTCGCTCCAACCGCCAAAAGTGCTTACTCCAGCAGAATCCAAAGCTGTCTTGACTTCTTGAGCGATTAAGCCATGCATTATGACATCCGTATCCATCAAGTTGTCTTCTGGATCTTCTTTGTATAGATGACTCAACTCAGAATCAGAAGAATCTAATTCGTGACTAGCTTTCCATTTGTAAGTAACAGTCCTCAAATCGTTGATAAATGACAAACCCAATGTGTCATCTGCGATGTTCTTTTTAAGCCGCTCGTCGGAACTCCTAGAAAAACTAGCGTTTGATGTAAATTGATTGCTAACTACATTCCCATTTTGTCCAAACGCAAAATGCCCATTATCAGGGGCCGCAATGTTGTGGCCTAAAATAATTTGATTGGAGCCATTAGCCTGATGTGGCCTGCACTCTGGGCCTACGATTACGTTATTGTTGCCGGTTTCTAGGGCAGCACCATTATCTCCAGATGCCCCTGCGTCTTTTCCAATGACTATATTCAAACTACCGGAAGTGATGGCCTTTCCCGCGCTCTTACCCATGACGCTATTATTAGCGCCTGTGATTAGTTCTCCTGCATCTTTACCGACAGCGGTATTACCGTCAGCACAGTTTGCGGAAAGCGCAGACTTACCCACAGCAACATTTTCATTGCCATCATCAGTGCCAACACCTGCGTTTTTGCCCACAAAAGTATTTTCTATACCTGATGTGACAGCTAGTCCAGATTGATGCCCTATCGCTGTATTGGAGGCTCCTGTAGCAACATTAAGAGCATAGCGCCCCATTGCAGTGTTTGCATTTCCACAGTTTGCAGACAGCGCGTGTGATCCAACTGCGGTATTTTCTCTACCATCATCAGTACCGTCGCCACAGTTAGAACCCACAAAAGTGTTCTCCGTTCCCGTGGTGACTGATTTACCCGCATTAACCCCAATCGCAATATTGTGAGCACTTGTTGCAGTTGTAAAGTTCTGTGCAGCTAAAGCATCTGAGCCAATCGCAATAGATCTTGAACCAAGGGTATCTGAACTTAATGCGCTTGAGCCTATTGCTGTATTAAAATCAGCATCCGTAAGAGCATCTCCTGCTAGACCCCCGACGAGGGTATTGGAAGTTCCCGTGGTGACAGATGCAGCAACACCATGGCCTATTGCAACATTCAAAGAATCTGTAGCTGTTGTGAAATTTTGACTTTGTAGCGCCCCTAAACCAATAGCTATGGATTTTGAACCCAATGTGTCGGATGACAAAGCATCATAACCAAGCACGACATTCCTAGTCCCTTCTGTCAGAGCATCTCCTGCTGAAGCGCCAACTAGGGTATTGAACTGTCCCGTGGTGACGTTTACACCAGCATGAAATCCAACGGCGGTGTTATAAGTTTCTGTCGCCGTAGTAAAGTTTTGCGCACTCAAAGCGGCTCTACCGATAGCGGTGCTTCTTGAGCCTAAAGTATCTGCGCTTAACGCACCTTGGCCCACAGCTACATTAAAATCAGCATCCGTAAGGGCATCACCTGCGATATGGCCGATGATAGTGTTGTTCTGTCCCGTGGTGATTGATTTAGCCGCTTGATGCCCTACGGCTACGTTTTTCATGTCCGTGGCTGTGGCTGGGTTTTGGTTTTGTAGAGCAGAGCTACCAACAGCGACTGAATCACTGCCTACCGTATTGGCGCTTAAAGCAAGATAACCAATAGCCACATTTGCATCTGCGTCGGTAATTGCGTCACCAGCAAGACCACCCACCAAGGTGTTCTGGACTCCCGTGGTGACTGACTTACCTGTACTATGACCTACCGCTACATTGTAATTATCTGTAGTAGTGGTGAAGTTTTGACTTGCTAGTGCGTCCAAGCCTATCGCAACTGCCCTGTCTCCAAGAGTATCTGCGGTTAACGCTTGCATGCCGATTGCAACATTAGAATTACCACTTGTAAGCGCATCACCAGCGAGACCGCCTACGATGGTGTTGAAAAGTCCCGTGGTGATTGCAAATCCTGCTCTAAAACCTACCGCAGTATTAAAAGAATCTGTGGCCGTAGTGAAGTTTTGTGCTGAAAGAGCGTTTTGACCAATAGCCGTTGACTTACTGCCTAGCGTATCCGTGGATAAGGCACCTTGGCCTACCGCAGTATTAAAATCAGCATCAGTGAGCGCATCACCAGCAAGGCCACCAATGAGAGTGTTCTCAACTCCCGTGGTGACTGCCTTACCAGCATCAGAACCGACAGCTACGTTGAAACCATTAGTTGCCGTTGTGTGGTTAAGCTCTTGGAGTGCGGATCTACCAATAGCGACGTTTTCACTGCTCAACGTGTTGGTGGTCATCGCTCCTACTCCGACAGCCACGTTGTCATTAGATGCTGTTATAGCATCACCAGCTTGCCCTCCGATGAGAGTATTATTCAGTCCCGTGGTGACTGCGTTACCTGCCGCATATCCGACTGCGGTATTATAGGTGTGAGTGTCAGTTGTGACGTTAAAAGTAGCTAAGGCTTGTGAACCAATCGCCGTATTACGATTTGATGCGGTATTACCAGTAAGACTGTTGTAACCAAAAGCAGTATTGTCATTTCCTGTAGTAATAGCATCCCCTGCCAGCCCACCGACGAGGGTATTAACTAGGCCCGTGGTGACTGCCAGCCCCGCTTCTTGCCCAATCGCTATATTATAAGCATCTGTGGTAGTCGTGAAGTTTTGTGTCGCCAGTGCGCCATTGCCGATAGCAATGTTTCTATCGCCCAACGTGTCGGCTGTAAGTGCTTGATACCCTATTGCGACGTTAGAATTGCCAGAGGTAAGGTGATCACCCGCAAGCGCCCCGACTAGGGTGTTGACGGTTCCTGTGGTGACTCTTGCACCTGCTTCAAAACCCAAAGCCGTATTGAAGACATCTGTAGCCGTAGTAAAATTTTGACTAGCTAAAGCATTGTCACCAATAGCTGTTGACTTGTTGCCTAACGTATCCGTAGTCAGTGCGTTGAAGCCTACTGCTGTGTTTTTATCTGAATCAGTGAAAGCATCCCCAGCCTGACTACCGATAAAAGTGTTCTGGGTTCCCGTGGTGACTTGTTGACCAGCAAAATAACCAATAGCAGTATTATGGCTGTTGGTAGAAGTAGTAAAGTTTTGACTTTGTAGAGTGTTTGCTCCTACAGCAACAGATTGATCTCCTTTAGTATCGGCAGTCAATGCTCCTTTACCAATAGCAACATTGCGAGATGCAGTATTTAGGGCATCTAACGCCTCAAAACCCAGAGCGGTATTCTCATCACCCGTAGTAAGCGCCGTACCCGCTTCATCGCCCACCAGCACGTTGTAGTTGCCGCCAGAGGTGATGCTGTCGCCAGCGTTAACTCCTATTCGTAAGTTACTGGTTCCAGAGGTAGGTGTTGTTATAGAGCCAGAAACCAATGCGATAGTCTCAACCTCTGTGCCACCATCTGTAGTAAAGAAGCGCAAAGCCCCATCTTCAGAGCCATCACTAGCATCCATGATTTGAGAAACCATGTAAGAAAAGCGCGTTACGTTCCCACCGTCATCATCCGCATTGAAAGAAATTAGTCCTGCGAAATCGTTATCTGCTGGGCTACCGCTATCTCTGGTTAACGCTAGTCTTGGCCCAGAGTTTTCATCAGCATCTGTGCTTTTTAATGTAAGAGTGTCTGAGTTATCGGTAACCGTAATCGTTGCAGCAGAAGACGAAGTGAATGCTCCATCTACTTGGAGCGTAGAAGCCATATCCACAGCACCATCAATGTCCACGACATCTAGGTTAGTGGTGCCATCAACGTCTAGGTCGCCATTTAGATCGGCGTTGCCTGTCAAGGTAAACGCGCCACTTACCGTTAGATCATCAGTAATCGTCAGATCATCTTCTACGGTTAGGTCAACGACGTTGAGGTGAGCAAACGCATCAACCATAGCGCCGCCTGATCCGGCACCATCCGAGTAGATGGCCTTCGTCTGGCCGTTAGGGACTGTGACCGTCGCGCCAGAACCCTGCTTGATGATGATGTTCTGTGATCCGCTAGTGGCGTTCTCGATTAACCAGAGCTTGGAGACGGTATTCGGACCTATAGTGATAGTGCAAGCGCTGTCAAGAGTTCCAGTGTATTTAAGAAATAAACTACGGCCAGGATCAGTGCTGCCATCTGCAATAGTAGTAGTATGAGTGTCCGCATTAGTGGTGATTGCCTCTGTACCGAAGGAAAAAGCTTCAGCAATCAATTCAAGATTAGTGTTGGTGCTCGTTCCCCACGTGCCTGATTCATCTCCAGTGGCGATCTCTTTCAAGCGTAAATCGTTTACATAAGTTGCCATATTAAGCTACCTCTTCCCAATCAGGGGTTTGACTATCTGATACTACAGACCAACTAGGTGTTTGACTGTCTGTAATATTACTCCAATTTGGTGTTTGAGAATCATCTACTATTCCCCAAACTGTGACTTGTTTTGTTTCTGCTGTTCCTTCGACTCCTGTCGGGGTGACAAGTGCTGAGCCAGCAATCGTAACCGTTCCGATAGCCCCTGTGCCGCTAACACCTGTTGGGGTAGCAATAATTCCAACCGCGATCGTAACCGAGCCAACGGATCCAGTACCAGAAACACCAGTAACACTAGCATTCGCATCGCTGGATACAGTAACCGTTCCGATAGCACTCGTGCCACTGACGCCAGTGACCGAGAAAGAGACGCCCGTACCTTCGACAATAGTGACGGAGCCGACCGAACCCGTTGCTGAAACTCCTGTGACAGAAACGTTTGCGGTTCCACTGGCGGTGACAGAACCAACACTACCTGTGCCGGAAACGCCTGTGACACTGACGTTCGCATCCGCTGAAACCGTAACCGAACCGACTGACCCTGTTGCTGAAACACCTGTAGTAGAGACATTAGCATCTGCCGAGACCGTGACAGAACCAACCGAACCTGTTCCGGCAACGCCTGTAACTGTGACATTAGCATCTGCCGAGACCGTGACAGAACCAACGGCACCTGTTCCAGCAACACCTGTAACCTCGACAGGTATTGGTTCTCCCCAACCACCTTGGCCCCAAGTGCCTCTACCCCAGCCAGTAACGTTTGCCACATATTATCTCTAGGCTATACGAATAATTGCATTACTAGCATCAGCTGCTGGAAACTGAACTGTAAAGTCACCAGAACTAGATGTTTTATCACCACCAAAATCTAAAGCACATACGGAGGGATCTCCAGAAGCAGAATCATTAAAGATAAGTGCTCCACGAGCTGTGATTGAACTACTAGAAAAAGTTACGTCAGAAAAATCTGTTAGAGCAGTGGTTCCTGAAGTGCTTGGATCCACACGGGTTAAAGCTGCTCCTTTTGCAGTATATCCAGTACCAGATACTTCATTAGAAGTAGTGTACGCTGTAGTGCTGGCTCCTAAAGAAGCAGAGCTAGTGTATAGAGCAAGATTAAACGTACTGCCCCCTGAATTTTTAAAATTATGAACAGCTTCTAAAATCTCTTTTTTGAAACTTGTACACATCGCGGTCGTAATAGCCATTACAGTCTCCTTAATATGTCTGCCATATCTCTATGGCCTTGGTTTTCTAATTCAGCAATTAGAGTAGTCCTGTCACTTTTTACTGCTTCAGCTAAATAAAAAGCAACTACATTTTTTACATCTTCTTTAAACGCTTCTGCTTGCTGGGCTATTAAAGGATGACAGTTTCCTCCAACACTAACAATTCTATCTGCAGCAGAATCAGCCCAAAACTCTATAGAGTGTCCTTTATTTTCTGTTGTCGTAACAACAACGTTACCAACTTCAACTAACACCTTATCTAACCCTTAGCAATATCATAACGATACTCGTCTCTTGAGCCATATCCCTGCCCTAGATTTTTCAAACTATTTATCGCTTGAACAAATCTCTGCTCATATTGAGCAACTTCCTCAGGTATTTTTAAGAAAGTAGCTGCTTCGACTAACGTTCCATATAAAAGAGCATCAGGGGCATTATCTGAAAGCCACGTTGTTTCCGAACCTGAAGTAGTTGTTAAAGAAGCAGGTCGATATTTGTAGTGTAACTCGAAAGAATAATTTTGATCTGGAGTTGGAGCTAACATAAAAGTATTATCATCGAAAAGCGCGTAATACTTAGGTGTTCCTGTCGTTGCAGGATTCGGGGTAAAATCTCTAATAAAACTAACGTGTTTAAACAACAGGTAACTGTAAACGCTACTAGAAATTACTGCTAAACTGTACGGTGCTAAAAAATCTGTGGGGGTGCTTAAGTAAGTATTACTACTTGCTGCTGAACCTGTTACATTTTTTCTAAAAACAGGCAACTCAACGTTTTTAAGTATTCTCTCCTCAGACTCTTTTATAAACGTATCTAAGTCTGCAACGAAAGTTGTTTCAGCAGTTTCGCAATAATCTTGAACAGTAGATTTTAGAGTAGCTAATGTAAAACTCATGAGGTCACCACTGTAACAGTTCCTATTTCACCTGTACCAAATACTCCATCAAATTTAGTTCCTATAGGATCTACAATAGAAAGAGGTTGGCCTCCAATATTAACACCACTATCAGTCGTATTACTTGGCCCTGTTGTTCTAACTAACCCTAATTGTGACTGCGGCAGAGGCACTTCAGGACGAGCTTGTCTCAACGCTTCAGGGTCTGTTGATTGTCTAGGAGGCTCTAGTTGAGGATGTTTTGGTTCAAAACACTCTGAACAAACCTTAAATCCTGTCCACTCCATACGGAGAGTTAAATATTTCGCTCTAAACCCACAACGGTCACAAACACCGTAAGAGTATTTACCTAAAGCAAAAGCCATTAGACATACGTCCGTCTAGGCACCAGCTGGAAAGCGTCGCTAGTATCGTACCGTATAGCGTTAACTAGATTTTGTTCGTATAAAGGCTGTAATAATCCTGCTTTTTCAGGGTTCTTTTTTAACGCTAAATTAAAAGCTAACCCTGTTACTAGACATGGAAGAAACCTACTAGGAAGATCTACATCGTCTACCGAAGCAGAAATATCTTGAATACGTTTCCATCTATACGAAACAAGTTTATCCGTAGAGTTTTCAGGAGCTGGCCAAACGAACAGTTTAGGGGTAACTGTTCTTTCTAAATAATATTGAGTGGGTCTTGCTTGAGTATTTTTATTAGGTATATCTAAATACTCTCCCCTTTCAATACGATCTATTTGAAAGTCTGTTTGTATACCGTTGACTGTTCTTCTAATAACCGCATCTAAAACGTCTATATCAAATTCATTAAGAGAATAAGAAGTAGTCCCTTGAACTAAGTCAAGGGATACTTGCTCTACTTCCCAAAGTTGAACACCACGGTTAGACCAATCGGCGAACATGATATTCATAGACCGACGAGCGGTAACTCCATCATATCCTGTGCGATATTCTAGTCCTGCTAGTTCGTAGGCTTCTTCAATCGCATCCGCTGCGGTTAAAGTAAACGTTCTTGTTCCTGATGTGGCCATTATCCATAGTTCTTCAGAAGTTCTAAAACAATCACATAGCTGTCGTTAGAAGATGCACCAATAGTTGTCAAATTAATGTCCCCAGTTTTGCCGGAACCTGACGTGTTTTTAAGCCCTCCAAAAGGACTAAAATCCATATGACCATTACTATCTTGAGCTAAACCTAAAGCAATAGTGTCTGTAGTAGCATCAAATAAAAGTTGTACTTGCGTAAAACCAATAATTGAATGAGTTACTTTTTCTATGAGCACACTGCTACAAGCAGTTCCATCTTCTCTAGCGGTCAAAGCACTAACGTCAATTTTAGTTACAGCACTTTCTCCAGTGCCATCGCTAAGATTTGTCAGTTGTATAACAGCTTTATGAGTACCATCAGAAATTGTTGTTGATGTGACTGCATCAGCCATGACTGCCTCCTAAGATGCGTCAGAAGAACTACTGATACCGAAGAACTTCAACACAATTACAGTATCACCACCTGGATCACCGGAAAGAACAACTTCAACTTCGTCTGCTGTTTCGGTCGCAGCCGTCGTGGTTCCTCC